TTATTTTCGCTTGTATTCTGGATTACTGATCTCATCAAACTTAGCAGCTGCTTCTTCTTGCATACCAGGTAAAACATGAGCATATATATCCCCTGTAGTTTTGATGCTTCTGTGCCCAAGTCTTTCTTGGACGACCTTAAGGGGTGTCCCCTGTTTGAGCATCAATGTTGCGTGAGTATGACGCGTATCATGCAAGCGTACCCCATCCAGACCTATATTACGCATTAGCCTAGTCCACTTACGGGAAATAGAACCAGGCAATAAAGGAGTGCCATCAGGATGACTAAATACCAGATCAGTTTCAGCGAATTTCCTGCCGATAATTTTAGCCTCTGAAACACGCGTCTCTTTATAACCACGTAAAATTACAGCAGTTGATGGAGTAAGCGCTATATTACGAGCACTCCCCCATTTAGGCTGACGATAAACAACTTCACCACTATGCAGCTGGTGTAAGGACTGGCCAACAGATAATTGGCACAAAACAAGGTCAATATTTCCCCATTTCAGGGCCAATAACTCCGAGCGGCGCAAACCAGTATAAAATAATAAATAGAATACAACGTAATATGGAGTGCCTTTAACTTCTTCGAGTATTTCCTGCATCTCTTCAGGTGTAACAGCCCTATATTTTGCGGTTGAAGCTACTGGGGGATCAACATTGTCAGCTGGGTTGTAAGCGATAAGCCGTAGCCTAACAGCCGTCTTTAACGCCCTGTGTAATACCATATGATGGCTGCGGACTGTCCGATTAGAAAGCGTACCTGGTCTACCATCTCGCCGTTTTCTTTTAAGCGTATCCGCATAATACTTCTGGATTGTGGCAGGTGTAAGTTTTGAAAGTACACAGTGCCCTAGACCAGGAATCAGATAGTTGTTAATAACATCCGTGTAACCATCAAGAGTAGTTGGGGCAAGCCTTGGTTGCATATCGGCAATCCACCTACCCAGATATTCAGCCAATGTGGTATTGTCCGGCTCTATAATAGTGCCGGTATCATATTCATGCAGTATCTCAGTTAGTTTTTGCTGAGCATCTTTTTTAGTTCCACGCACAGTAATCCATCGCTGTTTATATTTGCCTGAAACTGAGTCTCTGCCCAGCGATATTACTATTGAGTAACTGTCCGAAGAACGTTTCTTAATATAGCCACGCATAGTTTATCTCTCTGGGATTAGTCAGTATGCTGTTTGACCATGACTAAACACATGTAGATATATTCAATCTGTTTATATATTCATCGTATGGTAATAAATTGTTACGATAGAATATTGATTCTTCAGGCTGTTCTATAATATATTTAAATTCATCTTCATGATTACCAAAAGCCGCATTAAAAAATTTCAATTTAGGCCCCACAACACCATGAGTCGCATGTAGAATACACTGGATTCCTCTTAATTGTTGCGGAGTCCAATTTATTCCCACGTACTTTCGGTCAAAGGAGTCTAATGGTACATACTTCATTGGGAAAGAAAAGATACTCAGACCATGTTGTTCATTGAGCTCCACATTAATGCGAAGTCTACGATAAAAATCTTCTGGTGTATCCAAATAGTTATACAAGATATAATTGGAGAGGTGAGTAATCCCATATCGTTTTGCTAACATGACCGCCTTAGCATAAATATTTTCTAATTTAATATCATCAAAAGCAATCCTTAGGGGTCTAAGCGCTAATGATGATAACAAAGCCATATTTTCGTCATTAATTAAGCGAGCATCAATACCCTGGTTAAAATCTACAAATCGCTGACGTTTACCAACTCTGGCTCCCTTATTGAAGTTATTGCCAATCAGATCCCGCACAATGCGCGGAAATTCATCAGATGCAAGAACGTTATTATCAAATAGCACTAGATCCTTTTTATCTTTACTCAGTTGGTTCTCTAACGGTATGTAGTTAATAAAATTAGGTTCGATCTTAGGCACCGCACAAAATTTGCATTTGTTGATACAACCTCGTGTCATATAACCTATGCTAGCGTCATGAAGAGAATACTCTTTAATATCTTCTATTAGCGAATAGTCTGGTGTGAGCCTATCAATTTCATCATATAAACCAAAATGCACCTCTACTCCTGTTATTTCTTCAATTTCATTTTTCAATAACGAGGCTAAAACCCCTCCTACAATTATGGGGGCCTTTGACTTGTTATTTTTATAAAATTGAATTGTATCTAAAGTTTTCTTCCATTGGAAGGTAAAAAGTGTAGAGATATATATCAGATCCCAATGCTGGTCACGAACCCCAGATGAAGTCCCTTTCAAAAAATGAACTTCATCTCCAGCTCTTTTATGGAAAGTGGATAACTTCATTAAACCCAAAGGTGGATAAGTTGCTTTATAATCTGGTTCAATGAGTAGTATTCTTTTAGAATTTATAACCTTATTAAAATACATATGCTTTATATGAATAATATTACTCATCCTCAATTAATATTTTAATAGAATCTTCATGCGAAAGACATTTACTCAATAATTTATCATATTCGGCAAGTTCATTGTAATCTTCTATCGAAACTAACACCCCAGATGATGAATGAGAAACTATATTTCGCTTTTCATTTACAAATACCAACCACTTTGTTTTTTCTTCTTTGTTACCTGACTTACCAAAGCCTAAAGACGATTTAAAAATAGCCCAATTACTCAATATAATCGAACGATAATCTATTAAATTAAAATAGTATTCTTTCCCGCCCCGCTTACCATCATCTTCTTCATATCGTTTTACTACTTCCTGCCTTAATGCCTTCGGCACACCCTGAGTCCACCATCCAGCTTCTTCTTCTCCGTATTTCCCCTTCAGCAACTTCATTACATATATTTTAAGATTATTTTCAATGTGGTCTACAACTTCTTTTGTCTTTAAATTAGTTTGTTTTTTTTCTAACTGTATAAAATCCTCTAATCCATTTGGATTAAAAGATGGTATTGCCTCTCTAATAGCTTTCTGACATTGCCTCGTTCTTGTAATTATCCCTTGAGCAGCCCTTAATGCCCTAAAGGCCTTTCTCTCTGCTTCTGTCAATGTCCCTAGATAATTGCCCAAAGCATTCCCATATGGTTCAATTTCCATAAATAGTTTTTCGTTATTTAAAGAACCAAGCTTGTGACCTTGGGCAATTAAAGATTGAAATACACTTTGAAGAACAAATATACAAGTAGATATCCCATCATTCATTGCCAACCCACCACCAGGGTCGGAACCCTTATCCCACCATTCTTGGGTATGATTATAAATTACATCAAACCATTTCTTTAAAATATATTCTGTTCTCTTTAAGATTTTATCGTTTGTATCAGCCCATAAAGGGCCATATTCGCTTACATCGCCATGCTTTTTATCTTGTATATAGAATTGCGCTCGTTCAATTGTACTAAAGATGCTTGTTAAAGTTATACATCTATTTTTATCTTTATTCGTATCACACGTTTGAATTCTTTGAAAAAGCTTACATTCCGGGTCATTACTAATATCTTGGATAGCTTTAGATATTATTGCTCTTATTCTAACCTCTGGGTCATCGGCATCCCAATGCAATTCTGCGTACAATTCTTGCAGGAGAGAGGATTTTACACTTTTTTGTTTTGCATTTATATCAATGAATAATTCAGCTTGTTTACTAGGAGGTAATTCTTCGAAAGCTAATACTGAAAGGAGTGCCTTTTTAGCTTCTTGAAGCCCGGAATACGCATACAGCCTGTGTTGGCCATCTATTATCCATGCTGATTTATAAGTGGGTTTTAAATCTAACCACCCTAAAACACCTTTTTCTAGTTCATCCTTATTTGTTTTTTGCTGGATTTGCTCAAATAAAGGCTTGCTCCCAAGATTTATAACAATATTAGTTGGGAATATCCCTTTGTCATCATGTATATGTTCTCTTATACTCGTTAGACGCCTCTTAGAAATCATCCTCTGATAAGTTTTCACATCTGATTCTTTTCCCTTTGCCCTATGAGATACGTATGCAATCTTCAATAAATATTCTGGGGATACGGAAAATGTATAACACCTAAACCCACCCATTTTGGTACGGATTGCAGGAACTCGAATCTGTAACCCAGGAATCGGTTTATTTGGAATCATGTCAGATAAAAATTGATATCTAGCTGCGGGGCCAAGATGTTTTACTAAAGCCTCATAATAAGCTAAATCTTTATTATCGAATATAATAACACCCGCATTTTCTGCACGCTCTCTATCATTATCCGTTAAAATTATATTCGATAAAAACATCGCAAGTATAACCTGTTTTTTATTCGCAGTTGTATATTGATGCCTAATTGCGTTTGCGAAACGCTCGCGGATTAAAGTATGTTTCTCAAGTTCTTCACAAAGTTGGGGGCGCTTTGCAAGTCTCTCTGAAGTCCTACATTCAATAGCTAACGCCACCTCATCATCTACCGCAACAATATTAATTTGTGTTTCAGTAGACCCATCTTTCTTCTCATCAAGCGACAGTGAAGCCCCACCATTACTTGATAAATATGAAAATCCAAGTTTATATAATAATAACCAAACCCTATCTTCAAAGCGTACAGACTCTAGTCTAGGTTTTTGAATTCGCACATTAGATTTATTTCTCTTTACAAGCTTCCAACCTTTAGATTCCATTTCAGACAATAATGCATCTTTAATAAGTAACTGGTCGAATAACTTATTCTTTTGCTTTGCCAAACGTTTCATGCCATTAATGTCATCAACATTCGTTAACATTTTTTAACCCCACATTCTAACAAATCCATAATTAATAATTGACTTATACATGTTTAAATGTTTATCCATGGCATTTTTTGCATCTACAATGATGACCACCTTGAGAAGGTCCGTGGCTAGGGTCTTTAGGAAATTCATTTAAAGGTTTCCATACATGGCATATGGAACATACTTTACCAATTATTCCATTACGCGTAATTAAAGCCATATCCATTTATCCTTTCAACCATCAATCATAAGATTTTGTTCTCAACCATGTTATATGTTGAGCCCAACTATCGAGGTCAGGAAAAAGACTAGCTCTATTAATACCTAGAGTATGTAGTTGGTGTTTTATAATGCGCCGATATTCACTAGGAATAATCAGTTTAGTTAATTTGACTTTGCCTCCACACTTATCTGCTGTCCCAAACACTGCGTCATCCCACCAAACAGGGTGCACGGTAAAAACACCCGTTTGAGCAATAATTCTAGGGGTTATATGTGCGGGGTCAAATAAACCAATCTTTTCACACTCAAAAGGACTATGCATACTTTCCTGAGAAAACGAATGCCTACTAATATCAAGCTTAAAATTTTTATCCAATATTTTGAGTACATATATCGCAGAGTGACCTTTATACTTGTTAGATTCATTAATTGCATCATTATGCAATTTTTCAACTGCAAAATACGCTGCTACTAATGAATTCCGAGTCCAATCAAGCAACCTGGTAGGTAATCCGTAGTGCTGAGCTAAAGCTAACATTTCCCATTCTTCGTTTATACTAGATTGATTATCTTTCAATTGAGTACGAGTTCTCTGTATGAAATCAATAAATAGTTTTTTTTCAATTGCTTGCCGTTTATCATTGATGGAAATCTTGGATTTATCATATTTAAATTCTTGACGCCCAATCTTGGGTTTTAAATCATATTCAGAGTGATTAACACCTCTATAAATGGTGTTCGCTTGATCATATTTTGATATAACTTTTACAAGTTGTTCAACAGAAGTAATGTTTTCCTCGTTATTTATAACCATGAATATACACACTTTTGAAAGTAACTTGTTATAAACATTAAGGGCTCTAACACCGTTTTATTTCTCCTAGATATCACATTCACATGTATCAGTCTTGGCAGTTTTCCGAGTAACAACCCTTTTCTCGGGTAAGCAAATACGTATTTTCTCCATCTCAGTCATTGCCGATTCGTTTAGCAGCCGGCGGACAGCACCCACTATTTCTTCAGGAGTCACTGTGACCTTGGTCACTTTTTTCAGTTCCCGCCTATACAGATTCAATGCCTCTTCTGACAAAACTGCCCGCAGCATATTCTGCGGGCTTAGGACATTACTCTTCTGCCAGAGGTGGGACAAAGTATCTTTTTTAATTTCCTTATAGCTAATAAGCCCGAATTTATCTACCAAGTCTGCAGGATTATCTTTCATTAAATCCCAGTTGGCCAGCATAGTGACTTCGGGAGGTTGCCCAAAGGATATATGATAAAGACGCCATTCTCGGCCGTTGGTCAGAATTGCCCACTCACAACCTACATTTATGGCATAGGAAGAAGTTTGTTTCATGTGCTTAGTTAAAAGGTCAACATTAACCCTTTTGATTTCAACGAGGATTACCGGCTTGGAAGTGGCTCCATTTTCTATCTGAATAGCAAAATCGCAGTACTCGGTGTCACCTACCCCGTGTACTGCGTGTTCCCGGCTTATATGCTTGAAAACGTCATAGCCTAATATAGACTCAAATATTCGCTCTATTCTGCGTCTCGTTTCAGCTTCGTTTCCATCAGCCTTAGCCACCTCTTCTACCATTTTACGGGCATCAAGGATAGCCTTACGAGTTTGCTTTTCGTCAAGCATATCAGTCCCCCTTATAGTTTTCTCATCTGATATATTAAACGCCCCTGGATTTCCACATCAGTAGCCAGGAGCCGTTTGTATTCGCCATTGGAACTTTCAAGGCGTAGATGGCCATTCTCTTTATACACATGCCTTGCCAGAACCTCTGTGCCGCCAATACGGACAGCATAAATCTTACCGTCTATGATAGGAGCATCCGGGTCAATAAGAACGTTATCGCCAGAGTGAAGGCCATCACCATTTAAACTCTCACCACCAATCTTTAACGCAAACACTCTATCTATCTTTCCCTCCACTACTTCTCTCGGAACTCTTATAACGCCTAAATCTATCTCTTCTTCAGCAGCGGGATTACCAGCAGGAATAACTCCCCGGACAGGTATTTCAACTATCTCTAACTGCCGGAGCTTAGTAGAGAATACTGAAAGCATATCGTCTATCGGGCGGTCAGACAATCCGGACTTGTCACTAGATGTTTTCTCCATCAAATCATCAGTGCTAACACCCAATGCTCCTGCTAACTTTTGTGCCGTTAGAATGGTGATATTGGGTATCTTACCTGCTTCAATTTTGTTTATATAAGTCCTTGCAAACCCAGACAATTTGCCTAACTCTTCCTGACTTATACGCTTTTTTAGTCTCAGTTCCTTTATTTTTTCACCGATATTCATGGTAACACCTCATACATTCTATAGCAATACGTGATAATTATGGGGCATTTGTTTGCTAATTAGCAACGTGCCAATTATGTTAATTTGCTTATTGACAAACCATGATAACGGGTATATTCTTTCTACTGTACCTTAGTTATTACTTTTGAGGTTATTTATGACACTTTTAATGACTACACTGAGTGAATACCAAGAAAACGAAGGCCTATCAGATCAAGCCCTTTCTATCAAGATTGGCATTAGCAATTCGTCATATTCTCGCATTAAAAGGGGAATACGCAAACCTACCGTAAAGTTCTACTCCGGCGTAGGCCGTGCTTTCCCTGAGCTAAAGCCTCTTATTGATGCTGAAATCTACGGCAAAACCAATTATACGCATACCGAACCTATCACACACAAGACATTTATGACCAAATTCCGGGAGGTGTTCAAATGATGAAGACAGACTTACCGAAGGAGAGGCTCACTTGCACTGTAAAGGAAGCTGCAGAGCTACTTAATGTCAGTGTATCCACTGTCCGCAAAAAGATTTACCAGGGCGAAATACCCACGCTGGAAGGTTTCGGAGACCGGCATATTATCCCTTACGCATGGATTAAACAGATTGTTGATGAATCCTTTAATAAGGCGAACAGGAAAATCAGGGCAATGGCGGAGGCTTGGTTATGAAAGAACTTACCTGTTCCCACTGCGGACATACTGGAAGTGATGTCAGTTATCACTATACATATATCGGCGGCCAAGGAGATATCCGGGTTATTGAATGTGATGATCTGATTGCTTGCTGGAAGCGATGGGACACCCAGCATGATATCCACAAGCCCGAACTGGTCGGCACCAAGTGAAGATAAAAAGACCGGGGAACTGCAATTCCCCGGTGGAAGAGAGGTGAGAAATAAAACCCTTAATCACGATTATACCCCGCCTAATTACTTAGCACAAGGAGGCTGAGATGGAAATATTCGGGTTCTTATTCTTCTGCCTGTATGCCGGCTTCGCCCTTGGATTTGCCTGCAACTGGAAGTGGCAAAAGCCAAAACACAAACGTCGGATTGTTAACAAGGTCAGATAAATCTATCAGGAGACTCAAATGCATATTGGTATATCAGGACACGACAAATATCTCCCGATGCTAATAAAGCTGTTTGGAGATACACCCATACCACAGGTAGTTAAAAAGCTCAGGAGGATATCCAATGGTAGTAAAAGCTAACCCAGATTATTCAGAGTCCGCTTTCAATCTTACAAACAGTGCCGAGTTGTCTGAAATGCTAAATGAGCGCCGATACATGGAAGTACGGATAGTAGGCGCCAGAACAATGGCGGGACTGCCCGCGATGGAGCAGGATCTTGCTGACCTTGATAACAAAATCAGGCAGGCAATAGACACCTTAGGCAGTTTTCAAGACGTAGAAACTGGCCGGTATGCAATTAAACAACGCAGGCAAAGCATTATCTACTCTCCCGCAAAGATACGTGAGTACCTGCCCGCCAAGTATGCCGAAGCAGTAATTGACGAGCACGTTAACGAAAAAGTACTGACCAGCCTAATAAAAGGCGGACAAATAAGTGATGAGATAGTTCCCCAGCTTTCAGCAGATACCAGGGAAACTTACGCTTATATCATCCAAACAGGGGGGCTTAAATGATGGATTTGAACTTACAGCAAGAATTGGAGGCAATATAAATGGTTTTAGACTCAAGAAATGAAACAAGCCTGGCATTGCCAGATGAACATACTTTGCTTACAGATCTGCAAGCCATTAATCATTTTCAGGCTTTAGCTAAACAACACATGATATCCGGGCAGGACTTCGGCATTATCCCAGGCACTCAAAAACCCACTTTGTTGAAGCCCGGTGCCGAAAAGATTGCCAAACTGCTCGGCCTCGCTGACCAGTACGAAATTATTGACCGCCAGGAAGACTGGGATAAACCTTTCTTCCGCTATATGGTCAAATGTACCTTAACTAATGTTGCTTCCTGCGTAGTGGTTTCTGAGGGGCTTGGGGAATGCAACAGCATGGAATCCAAGTACCGCTGGCGTAATGCCAAGCGTTTCTGTCCCCAGTGTGGTTCAGAGTCAATAATCAAAAGTAAAGCTGAATGGGGTGGGGGTTGGCTCTGTCATAAAAAACAAGGCGGTTGCGGAGCCAAATTCAATGATGGTGACCCGGCTATAGAAAACCAAGAACAAGGCCGAATAGCGAATGATGATATTTTTAGCCAGGTTAACACCATCCTTAAGATGGCTAAAAAACGAGCGCTTGTTGATGCTGCCCTTTCAGCTGGCCGGCTCAGCAATGTGTTTACTCAAGACGTAGAAGATATGGTTGATAACGGAGTAATTGATATTCCGAAGGAACAACCTGCTAAATCTCCGTCGGTTCCGCCTAAAATCAGCCGCTCACAGACTGAACAACTCAAGGAATTGAAAGCCCTGGGTTTTGATATTACGTCAGCTGCTAAGAAGCTGGGTATTGAGGCCGAATCAACGGCTAAGTTGACCGAAGACCAAGCCCAGGCCCTTATTGACGAGGCCGCCAAGAACGGCTTCAACCCAACCGGATAAATCCTTAATTTTAGTGGTAAGCAGGGGGTTCTCCCTCCTCCCCTGCTTACCCAAATTTTTGTATAGAGGACAAATAATGGGAAGAAATCAAAATAATACAATGGAATATTTCCCCCACATTGCCGAACCAGGTAAAACTATCTACATACTGGAAGAAAAGTTCGGCAATGACGGATATGCTTTTTGGTTTAAGATTCTGGAACTATTATGCCGGGCCGAAAATCATTATTTAGACTGCTCAGACCCCACAACTTGGCAATATTTACTAGCAAAAACCCGCGTAGACGAGATTTCTGGGGAGAAAATGTTAGTACTACTGTCATTTCTGGGCCAGATTGACCAGGAATTGTGGGAACACCATAAGGTTATATGGTGTCAAAAGCTGGTCAACAACTTTGCAGAGGTCTATGCAAAGCGTAAAAGGCCATTACCTACCCGTCCAGTACTGGATAATAAAGAGCATATTTCTGTCCCAGAAATCCACGAAAACAAGGATAACTGGGGAGAAAATGACAGTAAACCTGCATTTCCGCCCCAGAAAAGCGAGCAAAACAACATTTCTGTCCCAGAAATGCGACAAAGTAAAGTAAATAAAAGTAAAGTAAATAATATTATAAATACCCCCCTACCCCCCTTTACAGGGGGTGCAGATGGTGTTGGCTTTTCTGAAAAAGCTGTAGATAAAAACACCGGCGAGATACTGGAAGACTATCCAGCAAAAGACACTCAAGGGATAACGCCTTTAAAAAATTCTTCCGGCCCGCCGGCGACTGATAATAGCCCTGACGAACTCGCAGCTAAAATAACCAAAGCGTACAAAGAAAATATAGGCCCGATAAACGGCATGATAGCCGATGGAATACGCGACTGGCTATCTAATTTCCCAGCTGAGTGGGTACTAGAAGCCATCAGAGAGGCCGTTCTTAATGGCGTTCGTAAGCCTAAATATATCAATGCCGTGTTAGAAAACTGGAACTCCAACGGATTTAAAGCAAAGCCCAAAGACAAAGATGCTCCCCAGGCTGATATCCAGCCCGACATGGTTCGGTCAAGCATAGAAAACCAGATAAGTATCCGGGTTCATAAAGAGGCGGTCTTCAATGAAAAGACAGGCAAGCGCGAATCCCTGGACAGTATCCGGGCCAGGGTGAGGCGCGAAGTTGAAGCCGAATATACCGAAGCTGGATGCGGGAGCAATGTATGAAGATTAAAAGCACTATCTACATGCACCCTGTTGCTAAGGGGCGTCCACGCCTGGGCCAGCACCGAACATATACTCCCGTTGATACAGTACGAGCTGAAAACTATATCAAATATACTCTGGCACAGGAGTTTCATGAACCGCCGTTTGGTAAGGACGATGCGCTGAAACTGACTGTCACCTTTTATCGGCAACGCCCTGCCAGCACCCCAAAACGGGTAACACAGCCTATTACCAGGCCAGATATAGATAACTATTTAAAGCTATTATGTGACGCCTGTAATGGCGTTCTGTGGCACGATGATAGCCAAATAACCACCATGCACATATTCAAGCGATATGGCACCCCATGCATAGAGCTGACAGTTGAGGAAGACTATGACGGTAATGCTTAGCGCTTGTTATAGAGCTGGCGATGGAATCGGCAGACCTGGCTATTGCCTGCGATTCAAATATGACCTTGAAACTGTTAACGCACTTAAGCGAATACCTGCAATTGACAGAGAGTGGAGACCACGTACAAAAGAGTGGTGGGTAGCCGGCATACGTGATACTGAGCTTACTAAAATATTCAGTAACTTTGAAGCCTTCACGAAATACCAATCATCAATGTTCTAAGCGACAGGCTTTAATCACCAAATTTTACAATTAGTGTTATAATCCAAGTAGGTAGAATTTGAAGGAGATTACTCAGCAGGAACTCGCAGAGGTCACCCAGGCTCTCCAGGCCGTGAAAGAATCCGGCTTCGGTGAAGTCAGGATCGGCATCAGAAATGGCTATATATACCAGGTAAGCAAGACCGACACCAAGATATTGGAATTACCTAAAAACTGAATAATTAAGTCCTAACAGAAGAACTGAGCAGGACATTCCCGAAAGGGCGTGTCCTGCTTTTTTATTTGCATTCAAGGAGGTTAGATAAGTGATAGAACGGCATTTGTTTTGCCCCATATGGTATTGCCTGCCGGCAAATATTCAGGCTAAACTCCGGACTTTAGCGCCAGTTGGGTGGATACCACCGGGTGAAAAGTATCAGCTGGAGAGTCTGAAAGAGATTGATCACCTTATGCGGCAACCTCCAAGCCATGTAAAAAGGCAGGCATCATGGTAACAAAGGCAGAGTGGTGGTCTGAGCGTCAGATAAGATTTACCCGGGGGCAAATAGAGTGGTTATTGCCCCTGCTGCCTCTGCTGATTGAGGGTAAGTGGCCGCCTGAACCGTCTAATTGGGCCAATAACTCTGAGGTCTGCAAGCGAAGTAGAAGCCGCCATGCCTCTTTTGAGAAACCATGCCAAGTAGCCGCCGAAATAGAATCCCGTTTGAACGCTTGTGGCTCTGACGGTTTCATAGTTAAAGCTCTATATGTCTGGGGTGAAAAACCTGAAATTGTGGCCAATGCATTTAACCAAAACGAATTTATTATGTGGAAACGGGTTGACCGCGTGTTAAAATATGTTAGTGGCTGGAAAAGAAAACGAAATACTTTTAAAAATTTTGTTTTTCATACATAGTGTATTATTCAATTAAGCCGGAGGTAATATTATGACTCCAAGTTTGTCAAATATAAATCCTAAACTACAAAGAGCTAACGAACATCTTGATGCACTTTTATCACAAATATCGCGTTTTATTCAAAATAACCCACCCCATGTTGTAATAGAAGAAGATCAGGAAGATCATTTATGTATATTAAAAATTTATTGCCCTAAAATTGATACACGATTCGGTATCATTGTCGGTGAATTTGCTCACAATTTACGGTCTTCCTTAGATAATCTTGTATGGCAACTGGCGTTATCCTTTACGCATAACCCCAACAAACATATCTGTTTCCCTGTCACTGAAACCAATGATGCGGATGCAAGGAAATTTATAAAATCCTCAACTTGTGGAATCCACCCTGAAGCAATTAAATTAATTGAAACACTTCAACCTTACAATGAAGGGGAAAATTTCAAACAAAATTCCCTTTGGAAACTCCACAAATTATGGAACATTGATAAACACAGAGTGATTCCGAGCGTAGGAACGGTATTAGAAATTAACATACCTAAGGGTATAACGCCAAGTGAAATAGAGAATCATAATGGAATCTTTTATATCCGTATGCCTATATCAGTGATGACTAAAATGGAATCTGCCCCCCACCCAAGATTTGATATCCATTTCGGCAGTGAAGATGACGGCTTAGTCCTGAACTACACTGATCTACGTAAAATATATACTGACATTACAGTTGATATTATCCCACAATTTGAGAGATTTTTTAGCCATTCTAAATCAACAAATTTATCACATTAGTCTTGACTAATTGGGCCATGAAGTAATAGCCTCATTCAATAATCTCTCATTTTCCCCAAGAAGCCTCATAAGTTTCTCTTCCGATACATTTAGCTCAGCCCAAACATAATCCTCCAACTTTTTAAAACACCTACTACAAATACCTATTTCACTATTATCCGTACCCGGCATCCATAATCTTTTCCATGGTATAAAATGTGCAGCCCAAAGCATTCCGGTATTGTGTGTCTGGGTTAAATCGACAATTATCTCTTTATATCCACGTGGATAACGATTAGAAATCGCCAAACCAGCATTGCAACTTAACACTGAATTTTTAAAATGATATGGCCCTTTACCGTAATGATTACTTTTCAATTCGAAGTACATCTTATGATCAAGAATGGAATAATCTATTTTACCCATTTTTTTTAACAACCTCTCCAATTGATACGATTTCTTTTAGCACTAAACTATGGGGATTATTAGCGCCCACTACCGAAAAATAAATACTAATAGTCGCTTCACTTTTGTACGGATTATTTAACTCATCAGTATAATATACTGCTAAACTTATATCCTTAGCTTGCCTCAAGTCGCTTAAAAGACCGTTTGTTTGCACCATATCGAAAACAACGCGATCCCTTTGCCCTTGTATCAAGTAAAGGGGTTTATACGTAATATCATAGGATACTTCTTCATTCCTTAAGTTAAATCGGTTCAATCTAGCTATACCGTTTCCGCGATTTTCTAATTTTACCGTAATTTGAAATGGGTACCTATCTGTTGCTGGCCAAGTATTTGCGACTACTGGATCAATAACAATGACTTTTGGCTTTATAGCAAGAAGATTTGCTTGTTCGGCCATATTAGTTTGCCTGCCCGAATGCTGCACATAATAAGCTGTTACAATCACAAGAACAAATGTGGATGCAGCAGATATCCTGGTTATAACGCATTCAGGCGAAATAAATATTATTAGCAATGCTAACGCAAGAATCGCTATAAAATGCTTATTTATCCATTTCATGGCCAACCCTCCACTTTTATTAGAAAATTGTCCAACGCAGTGCCAAAATAGTCAAGCATCAATAATTAAATTGGCAAAAAGTTCCGCATCTCAAACGTAAACTGCGGAACTTTTTTTAATCACTTGACAGTATTTAGCTTTGGTTATATATTGACATCACGCGGAGACGTATGACCAAAAGCCGGTAGAGATACCGGCTTTTTCTATTGGACGAGAGTGAGAGAGATGTAGTGTCCAATTTGCCCCAAGCCTGAGAATAACTAAATAGATTGGAGGAAAATGACACTATACTATCAGGACGACTCTGTCCAGATATTCCAGGGAAGCTGTATTGAAATCCTTAAACAACTCCCCTCGCAAAGTATAAACCTCGTTATCACTGACCCACCCTATGGCATAGATTTCCACGGCCGGGGTAAGGGTGCGGAGAAAATAGCCAACGACAAGTCTTTTGACAGCGTGGCCCAGCTGATACACCAAGTAATTCCGGAGCTGGTACGCTTGCTAAAAGATGATGCCGAGATTTACTGGTTCTGCTCCGGTGGCAGCCAGAAGCCTTTAATAGCCCAGGTCTGGCTGGAATTCATAAAACTTAAGCCCCAGCTCCTGGTCAAAAACCTGATTATCTGGGACAAACTTTATCCCGGACTTGGTTGGGACTGGCGGTTTCAATACGAAACCATATTCCAGCTCTGCAAAGGCAAGGGGATTAAGTCAGATGACCACCGCCGGGGGAATGTAATATCAGCCCGGAAAATAATACCCAAATTCGGCGAACATCCTACTCCGAAAAGCTCTGAGATTATAGAGAAGCTATTAATCCCCAAATCTAAGCCGGGCGATGTTATACTTGACCCTTTTCTTGGAGGCGGTACAACGGCTGCTGTGGCCAAGAAACACGGCCGGCAGTGTATCGGTATAGAGCTAGTAGATAAATACTGCGCTCTGGCTGCCGAAAGATGCCGGCAAGTAAAAATAAGAGAGCAATTGTAAGTCTAGCTCGTACCATTAACAGTTAACCTATAGGTTATCTGCTGATGATTGGAGTATTGTTACAATCGCTCTCTAGCTAAGTCAGCCAAGTCGTTATAGCTCTGGGATTAGCCATTTCCCAGCACAGCTAGCAAGACTCCTATACTCTTGGAAATCCCGCTGGTATAGGATTGCCCATTTAGCACCTAAAAGAAAATGTTACGACTACCATTCGCATTCTAGATACTAAATAGCGTGCAAATTACTCTACACCTTGCTCAATGTGGACTCAGCGGAGGTAAAAATAGTTTCGAAACAAAACATCTTTCCCTCCTAAGCATACCCGGTTTAAATCACCTGGCAGCTTGTTCGCATTATAATATCAGGTAAATAAACTTATCAATAGCTTACTATCAAATCTGACGCAGGGAAGAGCAGTGGCAGTTCGCTTGGTTCATAACCAAGCGAACTCGATTCAACTCTGCTCTCTGCTACCATGCTGGGGTAGCTCAATGGCAAAGCATTTGGAGGAAGCTGTGGTGAAAAGAGCTTGGGCAGAAAGCCCGTCTTAACGGCGGACTTTACTATTTCCAGTGATTTATCTTTCCCAGCACGATGGGGTTTCAGGTTTCTTCACATCCGATCTTTGCAAATATATTACAAATCCATGCAATACAGACTCGTTTTCAAATTTAACAAAGTCTATTTTCATATCTATGATTTCTAATTCAGGGTTTAATTCTAAGAACCGTGCAATATTTTTTTCAGTTTGGTCACCACAGTCATAGTAAATTTGCACTTCTTTAGCCAATATTGGTTTATTCATTAACATTTAGCCCCTCCTTTTTTAATATGATAACCCAAATACTAGTATTCCCGCAATCCGTAAATACACTAAAAGGGATAAAATATTGGAAGTAGCAGACGTTGTCATAAAATACTGATTGTTCTTTTGCGGGGCCGTAAATGACAGAATTAACCCCTAAGACGACGGGCAAGGTGCTTAAGACGTTCACCAACATCTTGCATTTCTTCGCCTAAGGTCATCTTATCATCATCTTCCGTTAAGTTTGAAATCAAATACAAAATAAAAACTACTACTGTTAATACAGCGGCGATTATCACAACATGCTCAAGAACAAAGTTCCAAAAAACCTCACCACTGCGATTAGCGATAAAAATCGTAGAGGCAGCCAATAATATGCCAGCAAGAATAGTTGCAAGTGACAAATGAATACGCTTTGTTAAAGCCAGAACTAACGGAATAGCGATAGCAAGGATATAAAGGGCAATCCACCACCACAGCATTTTATTACCCTCCCGCTAGAGTTTTCTGGATTATCCGCCAAGAGGAATAGTTAAGCAATAAGTTTTGTATAATCGTTGAACTTCTGCTGCGGTTCAGGAATGGATGCCCCGTCAGCCAATTGGGATTCAATCCACATTCTCTTGTGGATAGCCAGACTTTCAAGGGCTTCTTCTGGAGTGTCTCCATCGCCTATGCAACCTGTTAATTCTAAGGCTCTGGCAACATAGTAAGTCCCGCCGTCATTATCTTCGTCTGGTTCAATGACTACTGTATATGGCAATCCCATGTAGTAGTCCAAGTTCTTTGAGATTGTTTCCATAAATTAAGCCTTACGCTCAGACAGTTTATGCACCATGTACGTATTCAGGCTGACGTTATTCTGCTCAGCTGCCCTGTCAAGTTTGGCATGAAGCTCTTTGGGCATACGCACCACAAACCGCCCGCTATACTCCCGCTCGGTTCTGGGAAGCGGAATATCCTGCCCATCTTCATAAGCGGTTTCTATCCAGAGTTGACGGGCCTCCTGAATATTGGCAAGTGCTTCTTCTGAAGTATCACCCTCAGAGAGACAACCAGGAAGTTCTTCAATTTCAACTACATACCCGCCCACTTTTGAGGGAATAAGTTTAATTGGGTATTCCAGACCAAGGTAATATTCTAGTGGTTGACGTCTAGTTTTAATAGCATTTGGCATTTCTTAACTCCTATCCAAGCTGGGGATTATTCCCCCAGCTTTAGCATCTTTGTCATTCGTTCTACGTATTCAGGTCTAACATACTTTGATGACTTAGGGCTTATTATCGTGATTGGCATTGAATTTGCTTTGTGATAAACCTTGTGACTTCCTGCTGACCTTCTCAGTTCGTAGCCAGAAGCGATAAGAAGTTTATCACAATCAGCTTCAGTTACTTTGTTTGGGTTAGCCTTTATCTGGTTTATCAGTTTCTCTATACTCATCGCTCAGTCCTAATTTATTATACTTAGATGATACTATATTTAGTATCATTTGTCAATACCCTAAGCAAGATATTTTTAGTTTTAATTTTGTCCATTATTTAGCCAACTGGCATATGAGGTTAATGCTCTATCATGTATACCAGAGCTATAGAGTACATGCTCTCCAACTATAAAGCACGTCAAGCGTGGAAAGAGTTATGTAATCCACGCTGTTACTCGGCTGCCAATAACTCTCTAGCTATCGCAATGCTAGGTGTCCCTACTGATGACCGAGGTATTGCCCTTAATAATCTCAGGGAGATAATAGCGGATTACGAGAGAGCTGCGAGGGTGCGTAGCTGATTGGATTGACGCCCATGCATTCATAGCATCGGCTTAGCCGTACCGACCTATCCCCATGAAAGGAACCGAATAAGCAATGCCCTATAAACTCCCCCACATATGCGCAAAGCCCGGATGCTCAGAACTCACCTTAAACAGGTACTGCCAAAAGCATGAATATCTTTCCGTTTCCCAAGATGAAAGGGACAAACGCATTGAATATGACAGGGGGAGGGGTAGCGCATCAAGCAGGGGGTATGATTCCAGATGGCGAGGGGTACGTCTCACAAAATTAAAACAAGACCCCCTATGTGAAGATTGCAGGGGTATAGGCTTAACAGTCCCTGCCACAGATGTAGACCACATAGACGGGCATGTCCGCAATTTATCACCAGATAACCTGCGCTCACTATGCCATGCATGTCATAGCCGTAAGACCATAAGGGAAAATGGCGGGTTTGGGAAAAAGAAAAAGCTTTAGAATTCTCCGCCAGTGGCTGGGGGAAGGGGGATGAAATCCTTGGGGCTTTTTGCATGGAAACCGCAGGCCGAACCTCCGTGTAAATTTTCGGGAAATTAGAAACTTTTAGGTGAAGAGACCATGACAACCAGGGGAAGAAAACCAAAACCAACCAGAATTCATGAGTTAAATGGGAACCCTTCACGCTTAAATCTTGAAGCACGCAAAGCAAAAGAAATTCCTACACCCTCAATTGCTCCGACTTGCCCATCATGGTTGGATGCTGAAGCAAAAAAAGAATGGAAACGTATTGTTCCTGAGCTGACGAAACTGGGGATTATTTCGCAGATTGACCGGGTTGCATTGACCGGTTACTGTGCTGTTTATAGCCGATGGCGTAAGGCCGAGGAGGAAATCAGTAAAGGATTTACATACCTTTATGAGGATTTCAAAACATTAGCAATGAAGCGTGCTGTAAAGCCTGAGGTCAGAATTGCAAAAGATGCATTAGCGCAGATTAAAGCATTCTGTGTCGAATTTGGTTTGACTCCTTCTTCACGTTCACGCATGAGTGTACCCGGTGCTTCAGATGAGCCTGTTGATGAGATGGAAAAAGCATTAGAGGAGGCTAACGCGAGAGCAAAGAAAGTCTTACCGAATTGAGGTAATTTCTCATGGCCAACAAAGACCGCTGGTTCATTAATAAGACTAAACCGCCCAAAGGCTCGCCTAAGGGCGTTTTCTTTAGCCAAGAGTATGCCGACCACGCAGTCAGATTCATTCAGGCTCTTAAACATACAAAGGGTAAATGGGCCGGACAGCCATTCGTACTCTTTCCATGGCAACGTAAGATTATTGAGGAAGTCTTCGGATGGCGCAAGGCTAACGGCACCCGACTATATAAGACTGTATACGTTGAGATACCCAAGAAAAACGGCAAGTCGGAATTGGCTGCCGCTGTCGCTTTATACCTGCTATTTGCTGATGGTGAGCATGGGGCTGAAGTATATGGCGCTGCTGTAGACCGCGACCAAGCACGCATCGTATTTGATGTAGCAGCTGATATGGTTTGTATGTCACCTGCCCTTCTTAAGCGAAGCAATATATTAGACAGTGTCAAACGTGTTGTAGTTTCCAGCACCAACTCATTTTACCGGGTACTGAGTAAAGAGGTTAAAGCTAAGCATGGCTTCAATACTTCAGGTCTGGTGCTTGACGAATTACACGCACAGCCTGACAGAGACCTTGTAGATGTGCTTACTAAAGGTGCAGGTGCGGCCCGTGAGCAGCCTCTCTTTTTCATGATAACCACAGCAGGCGTAGACAGGGAAAGTATCTGCCGCGAGTATCACGATAAAGCCCGCGATATTCTTGATGGCAAACGTGAAGAACCCACTTTCTACCCTGTCATATATGGCCCGCCTGAGGATACCAAGGGATGGGATTGGGAAGACGAAAACAACTGGTATGACGTTAATCCTTCCCTCGGTGAGGTGTTGTCCATTGATGAGATGCGCGAAGCATATCAATCTGCTAAAGGCAATCCGGCCGAGGAAAACGTATTCAAGCAGCTACGTCTCAATATGTGGATTAGCTGCTTCGTAAAGGGTATGCCGATGGAGAATTGGGATAAATGCGGGCCGTCTAAATTTGAACTTGAAAAATACGAGCAGTGGTGTGCTGAGATGGAAGGTCAGGAATGTTATGCCGCCCTGGACTTATCATCTACCACCGACCTTACATCACTCAACCTAGTATTTCCGTTAGAAGATGGTTATTACCGAACAATCCCGTTCTTTTGGCTGCCATTAGATAACCTTGAAATGGCTGCCCGCCGTGACCGAATACCATATCCGATTTGGGCGGCTCAAAAGCTGGTTCGGCCAACTCCGGGAAATGTAGTGGACTACAGTGCGGTCAAGGTGACATTAAGCGAATTGGCTCTGAAATACCGGATACGCGAAATAGCCTTTGACCCTTGGAATGCCATGCATCTGGTTACTGAGTTATCAGATGAGGGATATCCGCTAGTTGAGTTCAAACAGTCTGTCCAGAACATGTCACCGCCAACCAAAGAGCTACTGCGAGTTGTCCTGAATGGAAAGTTACAGCACGGCGGTAACCCGGTTCTCAGGTGGAATGCGGATAATCTCCAGCTGTATTGGGATGCCAATGACAACGTCAAACCTAACAAACAAAAGGCCACCGGCCGTATTGATGGCGTAGTGGCCTTAATTATGGCACTGAGCCGGGCTATCTCACATAGCAATGAGACTGAACCCTCCGTATATGAAAGCCGGGGCGTATTAACCCTGTGAACGGGAGTGATAAATGAATCCGATAAAAGCATTCTTAAAAAGTTTCGTTATTAATCTACAGCCTGGAGAAAGAAGCATATTCTCTTCTGAAAGTCTGACAGGTGTTTATGTAAATGAGGAAACGGCTCTTAACAATGTTACTGTATACGCCTGTATCAGGCTCCTGTCCGAAACATTAGCATCCTTACCCTTGATTGTATACAAACGCAATGGCAAAGGTAAAATCAGGGCAACAGAACATCCCCTGTACACCCTTTTGCATAATCAGCCTAATCCTGAAATGAACTCTTTGACCCTGCGCGAAACCCTTATGAGCCATCTTCTGACGTGGGGTAATGCCTATGCGCAGATAGACTGGGAGGATTACACACACATAAAAGCTTTGTGGCCATTATTCCCAAATAGAATTAGAAAAACCAGAGACCCTCAAACTAAACAAATTGTCTATCATTATTCCCCGTCTGATGGCGGCAGGCCCGTTGATTTGCCTGCTTGGAGAGTATTGCATATCCCCGGTTTAGGGTTTGATGGGTTATTGGGTTATGCACCTATTACAATGGCCCGTAACACAATAGGTCTGGCACAAGCGACAGAGGAATTTGGCAGTAAATTCTTTAAAAATGGTATCAACCCTTCAGGCATACTGGAACACCCGTCCAAAATGAGTGATACCGCTTACAAGAACCTCAAGGAATCGTTCACGAATCAGTATGCCGGACTAGGTAATTCAAACAAGCCTATCATCCTTGAAGAGGGCGCGAAATTCAACAAAATCTCTGTCTCGCCTGAAGACGCACAGTTTTTAGAAACTCGTAAATTCCAGCGGTCAGAGATTGCCAGTTTCTTTCACGTGCCCCCTCATATGATAGGAGACTTAGAGCGGTCTACCAATAACAACATAGAACAACAGTCATTGGAATTCGTCATCTACACCATGCGCCCATGGCTCGTGCGCTGGGAACAAGCGATAAATACCCAATTATTGACTGAAGATGAACGCTCTGATTATTTCGCCGAGTTTTTGGTGGAAGGATTACTCCGAGGCTCTCCCGTTACGCGTGCCGGTTTCTATAAGGAACTGTTTTATCTAGGTGCTCTATCCCCCAATGATATCCGGGAAAAAGAAAATCTTGACCCTATTAATGACCCAGGTGGCGACAAATATTACGTGCAAGCAAATATGGTTCCAATGGATATGGTCGGAAAAACGCCGGCTGTTAATCCTGCAAATAAGTAAAGGAGTATAGGTATGGATAAAGTTACTGCTGAGACCCAGCACAAGTCATTTGTTGGGCTTGACCTTAAATCAGACAGCCCTGGTACTTTTACAGCCCGCATCGCCACATTAAACGTCATTGACAAAGACGGAGATGTGACCTTGCCTGGTGCTTTTCCGAATGGGAAAAACATTCTGATATCAGCTTATATGCACTCTATCTGGGCCGATTCATTACCAGTGGGAAAGGGCGTCATCCGAGAAGAAAAAAACGAGGTATTCGTAGATGGTACGTTTTACTTAAACACCACTGCCGGTAAAGAACATTACGAGACCATCAAAAATGCCCCCGAACTGCAGGAGTGGTCATATGGGTTCAGAGTGCTGGAAGTGGCCGAAAATACCCCGTGGAATGATAACCCTAAAGTCTGGCGAGTGCTTAAAAAGATGGATGTCTTTGAAGCGTCTCCTGTGTTGCGAGGTGCTGGTGTAAACACTGGTACTTTATCTATCAAGTCTGAGGAAGGCATAACTTTCACTGGTCAATCTGAGGCAGTGCTTGCTGCTGTCAAAGATTTAACTACCCGTGTTAAATCGCTTGCTGATTTGAGACGGAAAGAAGGACGCAAATTATCACCTGCTTTCAGGGAAAAGCTAGAGGAACAAATCAAAACTATAACTGAAATGACCGAAGAGCTTAAATCCTTGTTAGCTACCCCGCAACAGCCGGATAAGGCCATAATCGCAAGCCTATACCTGCGCTGTCAAAAAACATTAAAAAAACTGGAGGAAATCTAAATGAAAACCATTACCGAAATCAAGGGCGAAATCAAAGCCAAATCCGACCTTATACATAAGGTATTTGCTGAGGCTGGTGACAATCTGGACTTTGACAAGGTTACTTGTCTGCAGGGCAAGACCACCGAAGAAAAGGTTGCCGAAATGAATGTTCTGGACAAACAACTCGCAGAACTGAATACCGATTATCAGAAGGTTTCTAAATTGACCGAACTGCGCAAATCCGCAGATGAAGGCGTGAAGTTGGCCAGTGAAGAACCTCAGAAACCTAACCTGCAGGTTAGCAAGAAAACAATTGGCGAGTTGATTATGGCCTCAACTTTCCGCAAAGGCAAGGTGAGTCTGGATATTTCTCCCGCTGAAGCATTTGGCCTTAAAGCCGACTTCTTCACCAGCTCTGGTTGGGCTCCTCCCACTTTTCGCCAGCCCGGTTATGTGGAATCTCCCACCCGCCCTCTTGGTCTTCTGGATTATATGCCGGTTTATCCGACCAACCAGAATGCTGTCTCCTATATGTTGGAGACCACATTTACCAACTCCGCAGCTGAAAAATCTGAAGGTGGCGCTGCAGCTGAATCTGCTCTGGCACTCACTGAAACCACACAGGCTGCTCAGGAAATTGCAACCTTTGTGCCTGTTTCCAAGGTTCAACTGGAAGATGTCGCTCTGGCTGAAGCCTATCTGACCAATAGACTGGCCTTCATGGTGCGCCAGAAACTGGAAAAACAGTGTCTAGAAGGTTCAGGAAGTACCCCCGTTCTGCTCGGCACTCTGCACTTGGGTAGTATCCAGTCACAGGCTAAAGGCTCTGACCCCACTCCTGATGCTATCTACAAAGCCTTTAACCTGATTCGCGTCAATGGCTTCACCGAACCCTCTGTACTGTTTATCAATCCGACAGATTGGGAGGCTATACGCCTGCTCAGAACTTCTGATGGCGTATACATTTTCGGTAGCCCCAATGACTCTGGAATTAACCGCATCTGGGGTGTACCGGTAGTTCAGACCACTGCTGTAACCGCCAATACTGCCATTACTGGCGATTATGCCAACTTTGCCTATCTGGCTGAACGCAAAGGGGTTGAGGTTGAAATGTCCAGCGGTTATTCCGACTACTTTGTTAAAGGCAAGCTGGCCGTTCTGGCTTCAATGCGAGCCGCTATGGTTCACACCAGAACTACTGCCTTTGCCACGATAACCGGAATATAAGGAGAGCCAGTTAGAGAGGGGGTTGAAATCATATCCCCCCTCTCTAACTGGCGAAAGGAAGAAAACATGAAAAAGTTAAATCGAATGCTCATGCTTATGTTGCGGGTTTTCTGCATGACAATATTCATGTGCCCGCCTGACAGCGGTGAGTCGGCATATATCATAGAAGGTTCACGCAAACGGGCATGGCGAAATGCCGGTGCCCCTTCAGATGGCACCAGTGGTACTTATGCAGGCATAGCCGATAAAGGCGACCTGTTGATTGATACCACCAATGGCACCCTCTATCAGAATACAAATACTAAGGCTTCGCCCACATGGACACAGAAATCGTCTCTGGCTACATATGGGCTGGTCGGTGATATGGCTGCCAATGGAACGGCTGTCGCCAATGCTGTCGGTACTTCTTCAGCTCCGGCAAGAGTCGACCATGTCCACAAAGTCGGTGAACATGACCATTCTGACAATACTAAGGGTTCACCAGTTGTAGAAGCCGGCATTACCCCAGCCTCTTTGACTGGTCTGGTAGCCAAGCAGGTAGCAGACGTCAATGTTATTGGTGGGCTGGTGGTATTACACCGGATAGACGTGGCCGATGCTTCAGGTGATAACGATGTGACACTGACTCATAAAACTAGAGTGATTGATGTCTGGGGTCTGAACACCGGTATTGCTGCCCATGCTACTGATGACACGTGGCAGGTCAAAAATGGCTCAAATGCCATTTCAGACGCGGTTGCTAAAACGGCTGCGGTCAATGCTATCAAGCGTATTGGTACTATTGACCCGACTTATGCCGAAATTGCCGCCGGTGGTACCCTGCGTATTACAGCGGTAAAGGACACTAACGCCGCTGTTACTGTCTATGTTTTGGGAATCAGAGTGTCATAAAAGGGGAGAGAATGCTTTGCAAGTGCAAATATTTTAACTATGTGAATGGTCAGCTGGTTTGCTCCGTTTGTGGGCGGCCAGCTGGCGCCCCTCAAATTGAGGACAAAATAGGTACAGACCATGAAAGTAAAACCGAAGTAATCTCCTCCAAGAGAGGTAACCAATATGGCAATAAAAATCATAACCCCGCCTGCGTCCGAACCAGTAAGCCTCTCAGAGGCAAAACTGCATCTACGGGTTGATACGTCTGCTGATGATACCTATATATCAAATCTGATAACAGCGGCAAGGCAATATCTGGAAAGTGTCGCTCTTCAAAAAACACTTGGTACACAGACTTTAGAATATGTTTTAAGCCAGTTTCCTTGTGGTGAGATACAAATTCCCCGCCCGCCTTTGCAGTCTATTACCAGCATTAAATATACGGACAGCGAAGGTGTGGAGCATACGATTGATTCAGGTGATTACATAGTCAATACGGATTGCTCGCCTGGACTAGTTGTCCCGGCATATGGTTCAGACTGGCCATCAAATAGCCTTATACCTTCTGGTGGTATCCGCATCCGGTATCAAGCTGGGTATACCACTGTGCCAGAGATGTTTAAGCATGCAATCAAACTGCTTATTGGACATTGGTACGAAAACAGAGGGACTGTGTCCTTCGGGTCAATACCTAGCAATATCCAGTTTACGATTAACGCTCTCTGTGGCGACCGGTGTTATGGCGTCTGGGAGGATTAAATGAATATCGGCCAACTCAGACAAAGAATAATTATTGAAACTCCCACTACTAGCCAAGATATGGCTGGCGGCGTGACCCAAACATGGAGTACTTTCCTTACTGTCTGGGCATCTGTTGAGCCTCTCAGCGGGCACAAGCTATTCCAGGCAAAACAGGCTAATGCTGATATCACGGGTATTGTCAGAATCAGGTATCAGGCCGGCATTGAACCGACCATGAGAATCAAATATGGTAGCCGGACACTCAGTATTGTTTCTATTATCAATTCTGGTGAACGGAACATAGAGCTTCAGATTATGTACAAAGAGGCTCTAGATTAGATATGGACATTAAACTTGAGGGCAAAAGCGAGTTACAACGGACTATCCTCCAGTTAGCGAAATCAGTACAAGCTGACAAAGTAGAGCCCATCCTGATGGACGCTGCCAAAATGGTCAAGAATGAAATTAAAACCAGAGTACCAGTTAAAACTGGGGCACTTAAAAAGGCTGTAACCGCTAAGAAGATGAAACGGCGTGACTTGTATAAGCCCGCGCCGGCTATTGCTGCTATAGACCGGAAGAAAGCCCCTCACGCCCATTTGGTGGAATATGGCAGCCCAGGCCGTTATGCCAAAAAGGGTAAGAACAAAGGGCATTACTTTGGAGCAATGCCAGCCCGCCCTTTCTTACGTCCTGCATGGGACGCCTCACGTGACCGCGCCCTTAATCAAATAAAAGACGGGCTAGAAAAGCAGATTGCGAGTGCAAAATGAGCTTTGAATCATCTTTTTATACTTGGCTTAAAGCCAATGTGCCGCTAGCAGACAATCAGGTATATGCCGTACTTGCACCGCAGGATGTCAGTCCGCCGTATATCGTGTATACCCTTATCTCTGCTCCGCGTGATTATACTCATGATGGCCCATCTGGCATTGTAGAAGCGCGTTACCAGTTCAATCTTTGTGCGGAAACATATGCCGGAGCCAAAGCAATGGCAGACCAACTCAGGGCTACCTTGAGTGGTTTTAGTGGGTTGTTTGAATCGGTTACTGTTTTCTCAGCTATGCTTGATACCGAACTGGATAGCCATGAGGACAATACCGACCTATACGTAATATTTTGCGATTACATTATTTCATATAAGGAGTAAATAAATGACTAACGGGAAGAAAGCCTTTGGGACGATGATTGCCAGAAATGGCAATACCATTGCTGAATTGACCACTATCAACGGCCCGGCGATGACTGCTGATACCATTGAAATGACTAATCATCAATCTTCAGATGATTTCAGGGAGTTCATCCAGGGGTTGAAAGATGCCGGCGAAATCGCGCTGGAAGGGAACTTTATTCCGGGAGACAGTGACGGGCAAATCGGGCTGAACACCGACTTTTTAAACGGCATAGTACAGAGCTTTGTAATCACTTTCCCCGGCAATATTGCAACATGGACATTCTCCGGTATTGTAACTCGGATTGAAACTCAAGCTCCGTTTGATGGCAAATTGGCTTTCATGGCAACCATCAAAGTGACTGGTAAGCCTGCACTGGGCATCAGTTTATCTACTGGTTTAACTACACCTTTCTTTGTCATTTCTGAGAGCGCTGTTATCACTCCCGACCCTGCCAATGATGATTACACCTATGTGGCTACTGTCCTTACCGGTGTTACATCCGTTACTGTTACCCCTACTGCTTCCGCTGGGGTCATTACAGTAAATGGCAATGTGGTTGCGACCGGGGAAGCTTCCAGCGCTATTGCCCTGGGTGCAGCTGGTAGTGTAACTGTCATTACAATCGTAGTAACCGAAACCAATAAAGCCCCCAAGACCTATACCATCTACTTGAGCAGGGCTGCCAGTTAAGGAGTGAAGTATGCCTGATATCGTAAAAAATATTCCCATTACTCTGGATAAAGTCCGTAACCTCCGGCTTGACCTCAATGCAATGGTCTTATTTGAAGAAGCCACAGGAAAGAGCGTGTTCAAAATCGGAGCTGATATGTCGGCTCGCGATATACGCGCTCTTCTCTGGGCTTGCCTGCGGCATGAGGATAAAAATTTGACAGTTGAAGCCGTTGGGCAAATGGTAACACCTGAGAATATCCCTGATTTATCAGCCCAATTGATAGAAGCCTTTAACACTGCCATGCCTGAGCCTGAGAGCGAAACTCAGGGGGAAGCCCTAAGCCGCTAAACTGGCTGGAACTGTGGGCGACTGCTAGGTATGACCTGAGACTCACAGATACACAGTTTTGGCGGCTAACATTCAAAGAATATGTAGCCCTGCTTAAACGGATAGAAATTAACCATGAATGGGAAAACTACCGGGCAGGGCTTATCTGTTCAGTAATAGCAAACGTAAACCGAGATTCACGAAGACATCCGATAGCGTATAAGCCAGATGATTTTATGCCCAAGAAAAAAACCACAATGACCGCTGACCAAATGCTTAACAACATTAAGGCATTGAATATCGCGTATGGCGGTAAAGAGGTATAACCATGGCCGGTGAAATAGGAAAATTATTTGTAACCCTGAGTGCTAATACCACTGACTTTTCCGACAAGATGGTCGGGGCTGATAAGTCTCTTGGGAAACTGCAGCGCTCTATTGACGCCACTGGCCAGAATTTCCAAAAGCTCGGCCTGAAGATGGCAGCGGTTGGGGGAGCTATGATTGGCTCCCTCGGCCTGCTGGTAAACAAGTATGCCGAGACGGGTGATGAAATAGCCAAGATGGCCAAGCGTACAGGATTCGGGGCAGAATCATTATCTGAACTGAAATATGCAGCTGAGATGAGCGGCGCCAGCTTGACTGATTTGGAAAGCGCTGCCAAGAAAATGAGCAAATCAATCGTAGATGCTTCAGAAGGCTCAGCGTCTATGATTGAAAATTTTGATTATCTCAACCTCAATATAGAGGCCTTGCGGGATTTAAGCCCTGAAGAACAATTCTGGGCTATTGCTAATGCGATGTCCGAACTTGAAGACCAGACATTGCAGGCAAGTATTGCTCAGGATATATTCGGTGGGTCAGGTACTAATCTATTACCGCTTCTGGCCGAAAGTAAAGACAGCATCGCTTCCCTTCGCCAAGAAGCCCATGACCTCAATATGGTCTACAGTGAAGAATCAGCAACCGCAGCCGAACAATTTCAAGATAGTAAAGAGCGCTTGGTATCTGCTCTGCAAGGCATCGGTGTTACTATTGCTGAAACAGTAATGCCTAAAATCACAGAGCTTATAAACAGCCTAACCGAAAAACTTAAACCAGCTATGGCATGGCTATCAGAACACCCTGAAGTAGTAGACGCCTTCACAAAATTCGGATTAATATTCGTAGCGGGTGGCGCTTTGATGTTGGGTATTTCACAAGCACTCAAGGCTTTTAAGCTGATAAAGACGGCAATTATGGGTGTAAATGCCGCTTTGGTATTTATGCATAGTCTGACAGGAGTTGGAATAGCTAAAGCCCTAGCCGGCTTGGCTATTGGCGCAGGCGCAGTTATCGGCATGAATGCTCTGATTGATAATGCTCTCGGTTCAGATTCAAATTCCGAACAAGCCGTTACTCAAGTGTACTCAGCCGCTACCGGTACTACGACAATCAGTGCATCACAAGTTCCAGCCTTTGCGCTGGGAGGGACTGTACCTGGGCCAATAGGTGCACCCACACTGGCGTTAGTACACGGAGGCGAAGAGGTCATTCCAGTTGGACAATCTAAGTCTCAAACAGGGCAGACAGTAAACATCAGTATCAATAACCCTGTTATCCGTGAGGAAACTGATATTAAACGTATTACACAGCAAGTATCTGAGGAGATGCAGCGAGTATACCAACGCAATCTCAGACGGGCAGGTGCTTAAATGTCAAGCAGCCTAACTTTTAACAGTGTAGACCTGAGCACTTACGGCATAACAATCACCAGAATCAAAGATAACCAAACATCTTTCAAACGTGGCGTTACACAATTGGATACCAGAGCTTACGCCTCAAAGGGTAAACGTGAATCGCTGAAAATAGATGCTGAATTTATCTTGGCAGGTTCTAGTCTGTCAGATGTACAGGACAAGTTGGCCAGTATAAAAAGCATACTAACCGCAGTAGAAACCGGCGAGCTGATTTTTGATTATCGTTCTGAAATTTATTATAACGCCGCCTTAGATGAGATTGACGGCGAAAATTTAACGCAAAAATACATCTCAGGCACGATGTCCTTCCTCTGTGCTGACCCTTACGGCTACTCCACTACTGAGACCGACCAGACTGACAATATAACTACTGACCCCAAAGCAGTCACCATAACTGTCGGAGGCTCGGCATTAACCCTGCCAGTATTTACCCTGACAGCTGGAGAATCCCTATCCGGGCCGATATCCGTCAAAAACAACGATACCGGCGAAGAGTTAATTTGGGATAACAGCCTGGTTGATACAGACGAGTTGGAGATAGACACCGAACACTGGGTAGTCAAAAAGAACGGCACAGAATCTATGACTGACGTATCCGGTCAATTCCCAAGGCTATTACCCGGACGAACCAATGCAATTGTTATTACCGGATTTGGAACAACCGGCACATTACAGACTGTATTCCGAAGTAGATATATTTAAAAGGAGTTAATTATGGGTAACGCACTGTACGCAAAGGCAAAAGAGGCTTTTTTATCCGGGCTTATTGACCTTACCACAGACACTATCAAGGCAACACTTCTGGACAGCGCTGATTATACCCCAGACCTTGCCGCCCATGATTTCCTAGATGACGTACCTTCAGGTGCGAGAGTGGCCACTGTTACACTTACCGGTAAATCAGTAACCGGGGGCGTATTTGATGCCGCTGATGCCACTTTCAGTTCGGTTACGGGTGACCAGTGCGAGTATATCATTATCTGGCAAGACACTGGGACAGAAAGCACCTCGCGTCTAATTGCCATTATAGATACTGCTACCGGTTTGCCCATTACTCCCAATGGAGCAGATATAAATATAGTCTGGGATAACGGGTCAAACAAGATATTCAAACTTTAGGGGTGACTAATGTACGCCAGAATTGACAGCACCCAAGTTAATAAAAAGGGACAGGAATTTGTCCGGGTAGATTTTTACCTTGAGAAGGGTGAGCCTCTTTATGACGGATATCGTGTCCGTATGCCGGCCCGTGAGCTAACCGAGAAGGAGCTATCCAGCTTAACCAGTAAAGACGGGGCAATCTCAAAAGCTGATTATGAGGCTTATGTGGATAAACATATCGGCTGGGAGATGAAGGACACCCCGTTTAACTGCCATATGTTCGCACATCCTGCCACCCTTGAAGACCTTGACGATGCGGTACAGGCACGTATAAAGCTACTGAAAGCTAACTGTGCCGAGAATGAACAGACTGGCTGGGAGTTTAAACCTGCACGGCAACTCTGTCCGTTGACTGTATGCTCTGCCAAATACTCCGCAGGGTTAAAGGAGATACTGCCCGGCACAGAACTAATGGAGGCTTGATATGGGTGAAATAGATATTGGGCCGGGTGCGACAAATAGAGGAGATAACCGAAGCTCTGGTTACACTAGGATAGACGCCAATAATCCTGCCAATGATACCGGAATATTAGATACGATTGAAGTATGGGCTATAGCTCTAAATCTTTCTAATTTTAAAATAGGTACATTCTCAGGGTCTGGTACAAGCTATGATGACAGAGATTATGAAACTATAGGGTCAGTAACGGCTGGGTCAAAGCAAACATTTACAGGCCTCTCTATTGATGTAGCAGCTAATGATTTGCTAGGTTGTTACTATAGTAATGGCTTTTTGGAAAGTGATACCGCTGGTTACAATGGTATCTATAATAAAAATAGCAGCGGTGACGCGTTTGGCTCTGGTTTCAATACGTATGTCCTTGCTGCAGGCGATGCTTTATCCATATATGGCACTGGTGCAACCTCTGCCGCAACCATTTCTCCATCAGCTATAGCACCCACTCTTGCTTTTGGCACTGCAAAGTTAAACCAAAACATTGTACCTTCAGGAATTTCTGCCGGTCTTATTTTCGGAACGGTTAATCTAAACCTGAACATTCTACCCTCTGGAATTGCCAGCACTTTGGGCATTGGCGCACCTATCATATCATTTGGTGGGTTTAGTATTGCGCCCAGCGGTATAGCTTCCACACTGTCCTTTGGTATAGCTAAATTAAACCTGAATATCCTGCCATCTGGTATAGCGTCAGGGCTTGCTTTGGGTGAACCTGAGCTTAGTATCATTGTATCAGGCGTTATAAGACCCAGTGGCATACCATCTGGTGTGGTATTTGGCACGCCTATTCTCTCGGCCGCAGGCCTGCATATACCGCCCCAAAGCAGATATGTAGTTGAACTGCATAATCCGATAACTCAGGGTTGGGAAATACCGAATAGCCATAATGACCCGTCCAGTGCATGGGAAGGTGAACCTCTTACATATGACGGCAGCCTTGTTTCTGGACAGGCGTATACACTAACCACCAACGCAAAACTGGAACTGATACCTGACAGCCCCCTCTATACCAGCAAATTACGTATTTATGGCGGTGCGACTAATAACGGCACCCCCTATAACCCAAATATTGTGCTGGATGTGTATTACAGCAGTGCTTGGCACAATGTATATACGGGTGGGATACAGTATGATGCTTGGGTGGAGAAATCTTTAGCGTCTCCTCAAACTATAGAAAAAGCCAGAGTTTCCTGTACCGACACTTTATCAGCTTCATATCCGATTAAGAACTTTTATGTCACAGAATTCTGGTTCTATGCAGCCCCAAGCGGCGGCGAATTGCTCTCAATATTGGAAAATGCTCACTCCATAGCCATAGAACAATCCCTGAACAAATCCCCGGTAATTTCCCTTTCCCTGCCAGCTGGCGATGATAAATCTGTACTGTTGACCAGAGCTAACGAGGTCTGGATACGGGATATTGTTACTGGGGATGTCATTGCATCAGGCATACTTGATGAACGAGTGGATACGAGATGATAACGGACGTTGAATATACAGGATATCTGGCCCAACTGGCCAACGAGTGGATTAGCAGTTACTCAGGCTCTTTTGTCTCAACTGCTACCCTCATTGATGAACTATTATCATACCAGACTTCACCTTACCCTATAATTCGGGGAGATGTCAGCGAACAGAGCGGTGCGATAAGCATATCATTTACCAATTGCTCTATTCTGGCTGCTCTGGAACAGTTGCAAACCGTATACGCCCCAGGGCATATGGAAGTTGATAATAACCGCCAGCTGAACTGGTATCGTTTTGGCGCACATGGTTATGCCGGCCAGCAAATCCGCTACCGCAAAAACCTTATCGGAATATCCCGCAGCATAGATTATCGCCAGTTAGCCAACAAGATATACGCCTATGGTGCCGGCACATGGGGTAGCCGAGTGCATTTATCCTCTGCTCCCGGATATGCCCTTGATTATGTATATGACACTACCTCTCAGGCCACATGGGGAGTTATTACTAAGACCATCTGGGACAATAACCAAACCAGCGCCCAATTGCTTAAAGGGTGGGCAGACTCGGAACTGGCCAAGCGGAAAGACCCTATATATACCTATAAAATTAATATGGTTGACCTCTCCAAAGAGGCAGGATTTGAGTTTAATAGCCTCAATCTACTTGAGCCGTACCAGGTGATTGATGAAGAGCTTGGCATATCGGTTGAAACCCGTATTACCCGCATCAATCGGCGAGACTTATCCAATCCTTATGACATTGACGTGGAGCTATCCAACAATGTGGTCAATATCAGCGACACCATCGCAGAACTCGCCCGGCGCAAATAAGCCGGATACAATCCAAATTTAGCCATTTTTAAGGGGTGAAGTATGCTATTTATCCAATGGTTAATCATCGCAATTGCTCTGGTAGCCTTAATTAACTACCGCTGGTTCTGGTCACATACCCAATTTTGGTTACCACCGGAAAAGCGCCGGCCGTATACCTTCATTATCCGGGATATCATTTACAACTGGTCACGCAAAAGTATCCTGACGTTTTCTCTGTCCATGATGTACGCCGGGGTATTGCTGGCCCAGGTAATTACTGACTTCGGCATGATGATATCTATCTGCACCGGCGTTATCCTGGGGCATTTATTTTTCGGTAAGGACTGGATACCCGGGGAGATGGATACACCCACTAAAAAGATTACAGCAGATGAAGCCCGGGCATATGTCGGAGTGCTGATTGTGGGGGTAACTTTAATTACGATGGCCTGCATCGGTATCTACGGGCTAATTAATCACCGGGATGAATATGTCACCCTAGCCGCTGGCTCATTGGGTGGGTCATTAGTTACCATCGTTTCATTTTACTTTAACTCCCCCAAGGAGCTGAAAGCGAAGGTCAAGGCATGGCTAAAAAATTACCGGGATTAATGCTCGGAAAGCGTCCGGCCAAGCAGGACAGACGCACTCTGAAACTGGAAACAATCATCAAAAATCTGCCGACTATTCCAGACTGCTTTGATTTTGATGCTGACAGCCAATTCAAAATCCCTCTGCCTATGTTCGCCAACGATGCCTGGGGAGACTGTGTTATTGCCGGCCGAGCACACCAGACACTCCGATTTGAAACCATTGACCAGCAGGCTCTTATAAGCATCTCAGACCAAGATGTCCTGCAGGAATACTGGCATGAACAAGGGGGCGGCAGATGCTGGAATAAACGCCCGGATAACGGACTTGTAGTGCTGGACTCACTCAAGTCATGGCGTAGCGGGTGGAAAGCTGGTGGTCATAACTATAGCATTTACGCCTACGGCAAAATCAACCCTTATAACCATGATATGGCCAAGGCCGCTATCTACCTGCTTTCCGGTGTCGGAGCTGGGTTATTGCTGCCACTAGCCGCTCAGAATCAAGAGGTCTGGGAAGCCACAGAAGGCGATTCTGGGCGTACAGGCTCATGGGGCGGGCATTATGTATATATCGTGGGATATACCGCTATTGGGCCGGTGTGTATTACCTGGGGGCAGCGTAAACAGATGACCTGGGCTTTTCTGGACAAGTACTGTGATGAACTGTGGGGAATTGTAGATGATAAAAACTACTGGCCGCTCAGCTCATATATAGATATTGTCCGGCTTAATGATTACTTGAATTCGGTTAGCCAGGGAGTGTGCCATGACTAAAGAAGAGCGCGACAAAATAAATGACCTGGCAGTAGTGGTCAGCCGAATTGATGAGCGCACGTTAAATATCCAAAAGTATATTGACGAGGATAAGAAACGCCAGGACAAGTGCATAGCTGAAGCCCAAGCTACCGCAGATGAAGCTAAAGAACAGGCAGACACAACTCAGACCCAGTTATCAACTATTAAATGGGTAGGCGGATTTATAGCTGCTTTACTCGGTGCTCTGGGTGGATGGTTCAGCAGGAGTTAGTTATAAAGCAATATAACTTGACCACTCATAACCGAACGTGTTGCTTATAAAGTTTATCAAATTCATCGCATAATGTATCTTGGAATCGAATTAAAATCCATCCCTTATCTGCCAGAACCCTCAGGTTCAAAGACTTCACTGTATCTCTTCCAAAAACTTTCAACGCAGGGTTGAAACCCAATTCAACATCTTTTGCATATATTATTTCTGTATTCTCTTCCATAAATACGCCCCTTATATATAAATCTACATGCCTGTATTAGAGGATTAGGTATAACGCATAACAAATTTACGAACCACATTCCCCAGTACTAAAATGACTATAGCAATGATAAGCAAATTTACTGAATTATCCGTAATCGACCTGTATACTGATCCATAATCTGAAAGAAAGAAATTGCCAATTGTAAATCCACCAAGAATTATTACCAATAAAGAGAACCCACCATATACAGTGATGTTAACAGGAGGTAACTCATTTTGACTACCTAGGTTAAATATAAAAGGACGTCGCTGTTTTAATCCAATTAACCATGGTAACAAAAATATCCACAGTATAGATGCATATACGATTTGAAAAAAACATAATAAAGCAATCGTAATACCAAGCCAAAAACCAAACATCCAAATGAAACCTACTACGTATATCAGTGCAAATAAACTTGAAAAAACATGGAATCCAACGGGATATGGAAGAATCTCACTTTCGCTGTATGCTGATAGGTATCGATGGAAAACCAACCCAATTATTATCAATAGAAGGATGACAAGATTATACAT